CTGTGTTTGTGGTAAATGAATATAGAACTGTCTGTAAAAAACATAGTAATATTTTTAGGAATTATTAGTGCTGGGATTGGTAATGTTTTCTTTGTCGGAAAATTATTCTCGGACTTTGAATTACTCAAAACCGAAATTCAAGCTATTCAAGACGATCAAAATGTCTTGGAACTACAGCAAGAAATACTTGAGAATAAATACAAAATAAAATCATTAAGACTACAAGTTGATGACTTTGGAGAGGGAAGTTAATGTTAAAATATTTTGCTTCAATACCAATAGTCTTAACACTACTAGCTTCTTTGTATGGAGGATTTACATACATCAATAAATTAACAAATCAAATTGATGCTAGTACAAAAGAAATTATGATGCTTCGTAAAGATATAGAAAGCATACATCAAATTTATACTGAAAAAACAAATAGAAATACATCTTCTTATACTGAAGCTAGAGAAGAACTCACAAAAGAATTAGCTTCATTCTCAGCTTGGGTAGGAAGAATAGAAGGAGTTGTAAATGCATTAAGAGATGCATCTTATAGTATGGCTTCTGAAGCAGAAGTTAGAGCATTAGAAGAATCAGTTAGAACTAACACTACAAGTGTTAGAGATATTGGTTATGAAATGAAAGAACTAGAGAGAAAATTAAGTGGTGGGTACTAATGCGAACTTTATTTCTAGTACTGAGTTTTATACTCATAGTTTCTGCTATTACAAGTGATGCTAAAGCAGTTAATGAATATCTTAATAGTTATAACAGTTGTGAACGAGGAAGAATAGAATTTTATACTGAGTTTGATAGACAAGACTACGATCAACGAATGAGTAGTAGTTCTGATTATTTTTCTGATAGTGGTAAAGTAGGAATACGATTTACTTATCCTTTACAATCTTCCTGCACAAAAGATTCTATTAGTTTAATGCACGAAAATGATAGACTTAAACAACAGCTTGAACTTTTAAAGCTGTGCGGGAGGTATCAAGAATTAGAACTTTCTGATGATTTTAAAGACATCAGAGAAAAATGTAAGGGAATTAAACTAAAGGAAAAAACAGATGCCAATGCAGAGTAGTATAGGACACTTATTAACTAACGATATATCAGCTTTAAATTTAATTTTATTATTAATTATTTTATCTATTTTGTGGAAAAAGAAATGAGCGACTGGGATAAAGAAAAAATAATGATAGCAGAATTAAAATCTGATGTTCATTATATTCGCGAAGATATACAAATTATGCAAAAACAAATTAGGGATTTAAACACTACATCAAATATGGGTGTTGGATTTTTGAAGGCGACTATTTATATCGGCACAATTTTAGGGGCTATATATACGTTATTTAAATTTTTGGATTAATGGTGCTGTAAGAGAGACTCGAACTCTCGACTTCTACCTTACCAAGATAGCGTTCTACCCCTGAACTATTACAGCAAGGACAACTATGAATAATAGCCGTGTTCTAATATTATCAGATACACACTTTCCATACGAAAAGCCAATGTATTTTAAATGGATTAAGAAACTTAAAACTAAAATTAATCCTACAAATATTATACATATTGGTGATTTAGTAGATTTTAATTCTTTATCTTTTTGGGAAAAATCCCCTTCGTTAAAATCAGCAGTTTTTGAAATTGCGGACGCTAAAAAAAGAATAAAAAAGTTAGAATCTATTTTCCCCGAAATGAATATTTTGCTGGGGAATCATGACATACGAATACAACGATTAGGAGAAAAAGCCGGAATACCGGATTCCTTTTTTAAATCGTTAAATCAAATTTTAGATATTAAGTCTAATTGGACTTGGAATCAAAAACTAATACTACCCCTTCCAAACGGCAACAAAGTGTTTTTAACACACCATTTTAAATCTAGTTCTTTAGCTAGTTCAAAAGAATTAGGAATGTCTTTTATTTCAGGACATCAGCATACGGTATCTAATTTATCGTATTGGAGTAGCCCTACGGCTCTTAACTTCGCTATGACAGTTGGCTGTTCTATAGACCCTAAACACGAAGCTTTTAAATACGGAAAAAATTTTATTAAGCGACCAATTATTTCAGTTGCATCTATCATTAATTCCCAACCTGCTTTACATAGTATGCCTTTAGATGAAAACGGCGAATACACGGGGAAAATATGAAAACGAAAGACCCGCTTGTTCAACAAGTAATAAATAGAATAGCCGAACGTTCCGAAGCCGGTATTAAAAAATTTGGAAACACAATTGATAAATCCGAACATAGTTTAGAACATTGGATATCTGAAACTCAAGAAGAATTAGCTGACGCTATAATATATTTAGAAAAATTAAAAACCGTAATTCGCAAAAAGGAAATACTATGGGATATGAAGAACTCGTCAAAAGGATAAAACATCACGAAGGTTTCAGGGACTCTATATATCGAGACTCGTTAGGAAAAAAAACAATCGGGTACGGTCATTTAATTGTACACGAAGATGACTTTGTAGAAGGGCGATCGTATTCAAAAAAAGAATTAGAAGAAACATTTAAAAAGGATTTTCTTAAAGCGGTAGACGGAGCGAATAGAATTTTAGATTTAAGTAAGATAGACCCAAAAGCGCAAGATATAGTTATTGAAGCTTGTTTTGTTTTGGGTGTAACGGGTTTTTCCCGTTTTAAGCGTTGTGTGATAGCTTTAGAAGAACATAGGTATAAAGACAGCAGCGACGAACTTAAAGATAGTTTATGGTATAAACAGGCGACAAATCGTGTTGAAACACTTGCAAAAATTTTGGAAAACTTATGAAAATTATAATTACAATATTATTAACAAGTTTAGTAGCTATCGAATTTTGTAATCTAGTTATTTACTATCAACAAGTAGGCGGAAATATATGTTAGGAATATTAACCGGCATTCTTGGGGGTAAAGGTGGTGGAATTTTAGAAACCGGTTTAAAAGTTGTAGACGAACTTTATGATTCGCCGGAAGAAAAAAGACAAGCCCAAATAACTTTAGAAAAAATAGAAGCAAGACTAAAAGAAAAACAAATAGACGTTAATATAGCACAAGCTAAATCTAAATCTTTATTTGTTTCAGGCGCCAGACCTTTTATTCAATGGGTTTGTGGTATTGGACTAGCTTATGCTTTTTTAGTAGCGCCAACAATGGAATTTTTTATGCCGGAAATGGAAAAGGTTAATATACCAACCGACGTAATGATGGAATTAACTTTAGCCACTTTAGGTATGGCAGCTTTAAGAACGGTGGAGAAGGTTAAGAACGTTCAACGGGATAGTTGATGGAATTATGGGAACTATGGCTTTTGTTAATGGTAACCGTAAATACGGTGCAAAATTTAATCGTGTTTTTTGTAGGACGTAAATTTAAAAAATAGGAGTAACTATGAACTTAATTAAAGACTTATGGGAACACTTGAAAGAGTGGTCTGACTGGACTTTAAAGGACTGGATTAAAGCCGGTATTGTAGCAATAATCGTAATAGTAGTAATTGGCGCAATATAATTAAATGGCTATAAATTATAGGGGTGTAACATTTAGCGGGTATTCAAAACCAAAGCGCACCCCTAAACACCCTAAAAAATCCCACGCGGTTTTAGTTAAAGATAACGGAAAAGATAAACTTATTCGTTTTGGACAACAAGGGGTTTCGGGCGATAAAAAAAATACAGCAAGATCAAAGTCTTTTAAAGCTAGACATAGTATGAATATAGCTAAAGGAAAAACGTCAGCTGCTTACTGGAGTAATAAAGTTAAATGGTGAAAAAGAAACAAGTATGGGAAAAGCCAAGACCAAAAAGTTTAGGCAAATCAAAAAAATTAAAAGGTAAAAAAGGGTATTCGTCCGCTAAAGCTAAAGCTGACAAAAAGTTTGGCAGGGGTACATCTCTTGTTAAAAATATGTATATATCAAAACAAATGAAAGGATAATATATGCCACAAGGAATGGGAACGTACGGAACTAAAAAAGGTAGACCGCCTAAAAAGAAAAAAACAGAATCTAAAAAAAAGAAAACTAAAAAGAAGAAGTGAAAATAGTTTTAGTTACTTGGCTGGACACTAATGAAAATTCGGTTGGTGGTTGGATTGAAAAATCTGATTTAGATAAATCGGAGGTTTGTAGTGTAGATTCTTTAGGTTGGTTGTATAAAGAAACTGAAGATTTAATTGTTATACTAGCCGATAAAGATACTCACGATAAGGATGACTTATTTGGTAGAAGCCAAGTCATCCCTAGAGGAGTTATAAAAGATATTAAGTATTTGAATTAAGCTACAAATCTTATTTTAGGTTTTAAATCTGGTTTATTTCTATTTGGTCTATTAGACCACCCTTTAGAATTATTAGAATAAACAATTAATTTATCTTTTTTAAATCCTGCATATTCTAAATATTTACCACTTTGCCAATTATGAATATAAGTAACTAA